AGCTGAACTAGTTAAGGTTGGTGTAGGTGGTAAATTTAAAGATACAAAAGACTACACAAAGAAAATACAGGAAGAAATAGAATTTGAAGAACACATGATTAGAGGTGGTATTGATAGATATAACCACTTAATAAATGATGCTAAGTCTAAAAAGCAAGAGAGTACGACCATGTATGGTCTTTTTCAACAACAAAAATACATAGATAAACTTTCTAGTTTAATCCATTTGAAAGTAGAAAAGATAGATACAGGTCAGGTAGGTACACACCATATTGCTATTAAAAAAATAGTACAATGTTTGCCTAAAAGTGCCTTCAACCAAGACACTAAAAAGATGTCTAACAACCAAAGTATATTTGACATTTGTTCTTTGATAATTTTGAAGAATGTAATTGATGGTATTTCTACTGATTGTACCCTGAATAAACTGTCTATAATTATTGGTAATGCGTTAATGCTTGAAGCTAGAATACTGATGTTCAAAGACCAGAAAAAGAAGGAGTATGAACAAGTAGCTAAACGATTAGAAGGCAAGAACGTACCTCAAAAAACTAACAGATGGCAGTATAAAAAGAATGTTTGGGTTTATTGTATGAATAGACATGAACTTGCTTTTGATGACTGGACAAAAGAACATAGGCTACATTTAGGTGTGCAGATGATACATTTATGTGAACTATTAGGTCTAGTTAAAGTAGGCAATATGAAACTTAACAAAATGAAGACTGTGACTTATGTGCAACCAACACCTAAAATTATTAAAGAAATAAAGAATTTTAATATTAAGAATGAAGCACTGTTTCCTAAGTATTTACCAATGCTTATGCCACCTAGAAAATGGACTTCACCTTTTATTGGTGGGTACTATGGCAAGAAACATAATTTTGAAAATAAACCAGAGGAGATAGCTAATGCACTACAATCTAGTAAAAGCAAGTAATAGAAGATATTTAGAGGAACTAAACAACAGGGTACATGAGATGCCAGTGGTTTATGAGAGTGTAAATATTATACAAGAAACTGAATGGGTAATTAATAAACCTATATATGATGTCATTAAAACCTGTATGGAAAATGATTTTAATTTAGGTCAGCTACCTGTAAATCCACAATCAACTGAACTACCACCAAAACCATTTGATATAAAAACAAATAAAGAAGCATTAATTAAATGGAAGCGAGAAGCACAGCAGGTACACAAAGCAATAGGTCAGTCTATGTCTAAGTTTATTCAAGTCAGTTTAATTATGCAGGAAGCTGAATTGCTATTGAACAAAGGTGGGTTTTTTTATCCACATCAATTTGATTTTAGATTTCGTATCTATCCTAAACCTGCATTACTTTCACCACAGTCAGCAGATTACAGTAGAGCATTACTTAAATTTAAGTTTGGTAAAAGAATGGGCAATGATGATAGTTATAGTGTATTTGCTATAGCAGGTGCTAACTTGTATGGAGAAGTAGATAAGGAAGAACTACCTGTAAGAAGACAATGGGTTATAAATAACACTGATAAAATAATTGCATCAGCAAATAATCCCTTAGAACAAACATGGTGGGCAAGTGCAGATAAACCTTATTGTTTTCTTGCATGGGCTATAGAATTTAGAGACTTTGCAAAAAGTGATTACTCACCTGATTTTATAACTACATTGCCAATACAAGCTGATTGTTCAAACTCAGGACTACAACACTACTCAGCAATGATGAGAGACCCTATTGGTGGTAAAGCTACCAACCTAGTTCCATCTAATAAACCAAGTGATGTTTATAATTTAGTTGCACAAAAACTAATTATGAAACTTAGAGATATGAAAGATGAACCACTTGCAAAAAAATGGTTAGACTATGGTATAGATAGGAAGCTATGTAAGAAACCAGTTATGTGTTTGCCTTACTCATTAACTAAATTTTCATGTAGAAAATATATTGAAGACCACATGAAAAAACAATTAAATGAGAAAGGTGTATCCATAGAACAGTTTAAAATATCAGACAGAGAAGATGGTATTTTTCAAGCAACTAATTGGCTAACACCTATATTATGGGAAAGTATCAATGAGATAATTGTTGGTGCAAAAGAAATAATGAAGTTCTTAAAAGATATAGCTAAACTTGTTGCTAGTGAAAACTTACCAGTGACATGGCACTCACCATTAAATGCACCTATACAAATGCTTTGTTATGAAAAGGAAAGCAAAAGAGTTAAGACACAAATGGGTGATAGTATAGTTAAACTTTCTGTAGCACATGATACTAATAAAATCTCAAAGCGTTCTACGAGTTTAGGGGTCTGCCCAAATTTCATTCACGCAAATGATGGTGCTTGTCTTCAGTTAGCTGTAGTAAAAGCCAAGAAGTTAGGTGTAGATAACTTTAGTATGATACATGACAGCTTTGGTTGTGTAGCCAGTGACAGTCATTTAATGGGTAAAGCATTAAGAGAAGCATTTTGTGAGATATATCAGCAAGATGTACTTAAAAACTTTGCAGATGAAATGTATGCCATGTTATCTGAGAAAAATCAGAAGAAATTTCCAACTATGCCTAAAAAGGGAGACCTTGATTTAGACTTAGTGAAACAATCTGTGTTTTTCTGTATCTAGGTATATGCACCTGTGCAACTAAGTGCCACTATTAGATAGACTAACATATAGGAGAATATCTATGAATAAACTACAAACACACGTTAGTGTTGTGGGTGAAGCTATCTACCCTCACCTTAATAAACCAGACGTTAAATTTAACGAAAATGGTGAATATAAGGTGACCTTAAAAGTCGCTAAATCAGACGCTACAGACATGATTAAATTATTTGATGATGCACAGGCAGACAGTCTAAAACAAGCGATTGCAGACAATAAAGGTAAAAAGGTAAAAGAAGCACCTCACCCTAGATACAACGTAGAAGGAGACAATGTCTTCTTCATCTACAAACTAAAAGCATCAGGGGTCAATAAGAAGACTAAAGAAAGTTTTACTCAAAGACCACAAATACTTGATGCTGATAAGAAACCATTCCCAATGGACAAACAAATTTGGGGTGGGTCTAAAATCAAAGTAGCTTACGAACTAGTACCTTACTATGCACCATTTGGGGCAGGTATAACAGCTAGAATGAAAGCTATACAAATTTTAGAACTTGTAGAGGGTAAATCCGATATACCTTTTGAAAAAGAAGATGGCTATGTAGCCGAAACTAACTCAGATGTTCAGACAGAAGTTCAAAAGAGTTCAGATTTCTAAATCGGTTTTCCTGAAATCAGGGTTAGAAGAAGTTGTCTACAACTGCTTAAACAAAAACAAATGTACGTTTGTTTATGAAGGCATGAAGATTACTTTTACTAGCCCTGAACAGAAACGAACTTATACACCTGACTTTCCAGTTTCTAATTCAAATATTATTATAGAAACTAAAGGTGCATTTAATTCAGCAGATAGAAAAAAGATGAAGCTGATTAAAACACAAAATCCAAAATTAGATATTAGATTTATATTTTCTAATTCAAAAAACAAAATTGGTAAAAAATCAAAAACAACTTATGGCAAATGGTGTGAGATGTTTGGTTTTAAATATCATTGCGTACAATCAACTAAAAAAGAAATACCAGATGAATGGTTAAAAGAAATAAAGGAAAAACAAAATGGCAAGACAAGAAACTAAATATATTGTTGTGCATTGTTCACAAACAAGACCTTCACAAAACATAGGTGCTAAAGAAATAGATAGATGGCATAGAGAACGTGGTTGGTTAAAGATTGGTTATGCAAAAGTAATCAAACGAGATGGCACTGTAGAACAAGGCAGAGATGATGACGAATTACAAGCACATGTAAAAAATTATAACCATGTATCAACTTCAGTATGTGTTGTTGGTGGTGCAATGGAAGATGATTGGAAACAACCAGAAGATAATTTTACAGGTGAACAATGGGAAAGTTTAAAGAAAGTTCTAGAAGAACAAGTAATTAAATATCCTAAAGCAAGAATTGTAGGACATTATGAACTTGATGAAAGAAAAACATGTCCTAACTTTAATGTCAGAGAATATTTATTAAACGAAGATATTAAAGGATACAGTTTCGCAGACAGCACAGTCACTGATGGCGACATACAGGAAATGAAAGATGCAGGAGAACTCTAGCACTTTCATCAGACATGCACCTTGCGAAAATTGTGGCAGTCAAGACAACCTAGCTATCTACCTAAACTCTGATGAAAGTCAGGGTCATACCTACTGTTTTGGTTGCCACGATTATAACAAAACACATGGCGAACTTCCTGAAGTTGCCACAAAGAGAGAAACTAAAAACATGATAAGTGGAATAATAGAAGCATTACCTAAACGAAAATTAAATAGTGAAACCTGTAAAGTCTTTAAATATGAGACTGGTACATACAATGGTAAAAACTGCCATATCGCTAATTACTTTGACAAAGAGTATAACAAAGTAGCACAGCATTTAAGGTTTCCTGACAAATCATTTATATGGATTGGAGATACCACAAATATAGCTCTCTTTGGTCAGCACTTGTGGAGAGATGGTGGTAGAAATATCATTATCACAGAAGGTGAACTTGATGCAATGTCTGTATCACAAATGCAGAACAATCGTTATCCAGTGGTATCAGTGCCTTCTGGTTCTGCAAGTGCTAAGAAATATATTAAAAGAGAGTTAGAATGGTTATCTAAATTTGAGAACATTATATTAATGTTTGATAATGACGAAGCAGGAAACAAAGCAACTATTGAATGTGCAAATATATTACCTGTAAGAAAAGTTAAGATTGCAAAATTACAAGAAAAAGATGCAAGTGACTTATTACAAAAAGGTCAAGGTTCTAAAATTATTGATGCTATGTGGGAAGCTAAAGCCTACACACCACAAGGTATTATTCAAGGTGTAGATACTAAAGACTTATTATTAAATGATGATGAAGTTGAAAGTATTCCTTATCAATGGAATGGACTAAATGAAAAACTACAAGGTATTAGATTTGGTGAATTAAATTTATTATGTGGTGGTTCAGGTACAGGTAAATCTCAGATGACAAGAGAGATTGCTTATGATTGCATACTCAAAGGTCACAAGGTTGGCTACATTGCATTAGAAGAAAGTGTCAAGAGAAGTATTAGAGGATTAGTAAGTGTAGGATTAAATGCACAAATACATAATCCTGAAATTCGTAAAAATATTCCTGACGAAAAAATTTTAGAGGAGTTTGACAAGGTAAAAAACCATATAGCATTTTACGACCATTTTGGAAGTTCAGATAGTACAGACTTAATGAATAGAATAAGATACATGGTGCAGTCACTAGATTGCAAAGTAATTATCTTAGACCATATATCAATAGTCGTTTCAGGAATTGAAGAAGGAGATGAGAGAAGAACTATAGACAACTTAATGACACAACTAAGAAAACTAGTTGAAGAAGTTAAGTGTGCAATGTTTGTTGTCTCACATTTAAAAAGACCTTCAGGTAATCTAGGACATGAAGAAGGTGTTCAAACATCTTTATCACATTTAAGAGGTTCACATGCACTTGCACAATTATCAGATGCAGTAATAGGTTTTGAAAGAAACCAACAGTCTGAAACTGAAAGCAACATAATGATAGTAAGAGTATTAAAAAATAGATTTAGTGGAGAGACAGGTATAGCAACAAGTCTTATTTATAATAAAGATACTGGTCGTTTATCTGAAAGTACATTTGATGAATGAAGCAATCCTAACTAAATTTATTTTAAATTATTTAATTAATAAACCTGAGTATTTAAAATTATCAGGTAAGCAACAACGAATAGCATTTGAAACATTTAAAACAATAATGACTGCTATTTATCATTCAATTAAACATGACAATATTTTTCCAGTAATAGTTTGTGGAGATTTAGAAGCTAGAAAAGTAATTAAACAAGCACTTAAATCAGTAAAAGAATATCTACCAAGTATAGATAAAATAACAGTTCACTTAGTACAATAACATGAAACTTATATTAGATTTAGAAACCAATGGTTTTCTAGACAGAGATAATTTAGTAATTCATTGTATAGTTTGCAAGGATATAGAGACCAATGAGGTCTATTCATATAATCCTAATACTATTAATGATGCACTAGAGTTGTTAAACAAAGCTGAAGTTCTTATAGGACATAATATAACAGGCTTTGATATAAGAGCATTAAAGCAGATATTAAATTATGATTTTAAAGGTAAAGCATTTGATACGTTATTATGTTCAAGACTTATATGGACTAATAGACTTGAACTTGATTACCAATATAAACAAATGCCACCTAAACTATATGGAAAACATTCATTAGAAAGTTGGGGATATAGATTAGGATTACGAAAAGGTGATTATCAAGAACACTCTACATTTGATGAATATAATCAAGACATGTTGGAGTATTGTCAAAGAGATGTGGAAGTCACACATTTATTATTTCAAAAAATATTAAGAACTAATTACTCAGAAGAAGCTATAACACTAGAACACAAGTTTGCCTTTTGGATACAAAAGCAAGAAGAACATGGTGTTGATTTTGATGAGAGGTCTGCTGAGACCCTTCATTCAATCCTTACAAAGAAAAGATTAGAAATTAGCGACAAGCTATCTCTAGTCTTTTCTGAATGGAAGAAGTCTACAGGGTTTAAAACGTATAAGAGAGATAATATTAAAAGAGGAATAAAAGCAGGTGTACCTGTTGAACAATTCAAAACTGAAATATTTAATCCAAATAGTAGAGACCATATAGCAGATAGATTACAAAAAGTATTAGGGTGGTCACCTAAATCATTTACAGCAACAGGAAAACCAGAAGTGAACGAAAAAATATTAAAGGCACTTCCATATCCTGAAGCAAAACTATTAGCAGAATATCTTATGATAACAAAAAGATTAGGACAGTTAGCTGATGGTGAACAAGCATATTTAAAATTAAACAAAAGAGGAAAAATTTATGGAAAAGTTATCACAAATGGGGCGTTATCAGGCAGGTGTACGCATCATCACCCAAATCTTGCACAGTGCGTTAGCAGTGGTTCGCCATTTGGTAAAGAATTTCGTGCCTTATTTACTTCTCCTTCCAGTATGGTTATGTGTGGTATTGACTTTTCTGGTTTGGAGTTGCGTGTGTTGGGTCATTATCTCAACGTATATGACAATGGTGATTTTTCAAGAAAACTTTTGGAAGATGATATACATACCATCAATCAAAAAGCCACAGGATTACCCACACGTAATAAAGCTAAAACTTTTATATATGCTTTCATTTATGGGGCAGGAAATGAAAAACTCGGTGAAATCCTTGAAGTCAATAATGACGAAGCCAAAAGAGTAAGACAAAAATTTGAAGCATCATTACCTGCATTAAAAACTTTAACTACTTCTGCTAAACATAAGTTTAAATTAGTAGGTCATGTAAAAGGTATTGATGGTAGAAAACTATTACCAAGAGCAGAGCATAGTGTACTAAACACATTAATACAATCAGCAGGGGCTTTGTTAGTAAAACAAGGTACAATTATTTTAAATGAAGAACTACATAGACATGGTTTTGTGTGGGGTAAAGATTATGCAATGATATTACATGTGCATGATGAAATGCAGTTTATTGTTCAAAAAGATAAACTAGAAAAATTCAAAGAGGTAGCAAAAGGTATGTTCAAAAAAACCCAAGAACACTTTAATTTTAAAACAGAATTAGATGGTGAAATGAAGGTTGGACAGAACTGGAGTGAAACACACTAACAGGTTTGACCTTGACCTAAAGTTTGGTCAGAGTAAAGAAAACGAACTTCAAGTAGCAATAGAAGGCAAAGTAGAATGTAAGGCAGATAGATTAACTGTAAAGACAGGTAATTTATTTTTAGAGATAGAGAGTAGAGGAAAACCATCAGGTATCATGGTCACTACCTCACACTACTATGCAATATGTTTTGTTGTTGAAGATAGAAAAAAAGATGTGTGGGTTTTGATACCCACAAAAATTCTCAAAAAGATTATGAAAAAGTTTCCCATTAAAGCAGGTGGGGATAGGTGGACTTCTAAAGGACACATCATACCAAAATGCGAACTATTAAATCTAGATGTATAGTATAAAAAAATTATTAAAAAATAAACTCATCTTGCCTGATGCAGATGAAAGTAATTTTCCATACAAATTTTATAAATGTTGGTGGAGTGATATAATTAGTTGTAGTTCTTGGAGTAGCATCTCAGATATTAAAAAATCTAAAACAGCAGTCTGTATTACTATGGGTTGGCTTGTCCATACTTCAAAAGAAAAATTAATATTTATTGGTGACATTAATTTTAATGAAGATGGAACAATTAATGAGGGTGGGAACTCAACAGTAATCCCAAAATCAAACATACTTAAACTAAAGGAGATAAAACTATGAAAACTTTAAATAGTTTTCTTAAAGATAATAAGAAGACAATGTTAATAGATGCAGATTTATTAGCTTACAAGGTCACTTCTTCCTTAGAAGAACCTATAGACTGGGGTCACGACCAGTGGACACTTCATTGTGATTTTGGAGTTGCTAAACAATTATATGCACAAGCAATTCATTTTTATATGAAACTTACAAACGCAGGTAGTTTTGTAAATGTATGGAGTGATAGTATTAATTTTAGAAAACAAATAGATAGTGACTATAAATCACATAGAAAAAATATTAGGAAACCTGTTTGTTATAAAGCATTAAGAGATTGGGTTATTAAAACATACCCACATAAAGTTCTTAAAAACTTAGAAGCTGATGATACTATAGGTATATTAGCTACAGGCGAATATAAAGATAAGTCAGTAATCATATCAGGAGATAAAGATATGAGAACTATACCTGCATATCATTGTTCAATATTAGATAATCAAATTGAAAAAGTTGATGAACAATTAGCAGATTATAATTTTTGCACACAAGTTTTAGTAGGAGACCAAACTGATGGATACAAAGGTTGTGTTGGTGTTGGTCATGTAAAAGCCAGTAGATTACTAGATGCCAAAAAGACATTAGTAGAAAACTGGGAAGCAGTCATAAAAGAATATCAACGTAATAAATATACAGTTGATGATGCTTACCATCAAAGCAGACTAGCAAGAATACTAAGAGATGGTGAATACAATCTAAAAACAAATAAACCAAAACTATGGAGTTATCAGTATGCTAAGTACAGAGATACTAGACAAAGTAAAAAAGCTAGTTAGTTCAGATAGAGCAAAGCAGAATGGAGACATAGTAGAAAACCATGAAAACATAGGTAGACTATGGAGTGGTTATCTACAAAACAAAACTAAGTTAAATATTAATATATTGCCTGAAGATGTGGCAAATCTAATGGTCTTATTAAAGATTGCTAGAAGTCAAGGTGGTGCATTTAATATTGATGATTTTGTTGATATGACTGGCTATTCAGCTATCGCAGGACAGATTACTAGTAAGAGACATGAATTAAGTACCACTTTAGGAGTATCTAATGATAAAAAAGCCAAGAATAAGTGAAGAAGTCATTAAATACCTAGACGAATTATTCCCTGATAAGTGTCCAAATCTTGAAGATAATGAGAAACAAGTTTGGTTTAAATCTGGTCAGAGAAGTGTCGTCAATCATCTAATCAAAGAAAAACAAGTTCAAGAGGAGAAATAATATATGTGCATGTCACCAAGAAAACCTGCACCACCACCTGCACCTGAACCTTTACCACCTGTCACGCCTACAGTGTCTAATGCTACTACAAAGCAAAAGTCACCAACTGAAGCAAGTACAGATGCGAGTAGAGATACTACTGTAGCTTCAAACTACAGCAGAAAAAGAACAGGCAGAGGTTCGTTAAGAATACCTTTATCTGGTGGTAGTGGTCTTAATTTTCCAACTAGCTAAGAATGGCAAGTTATACGCTAACAGAAAAACCTGACAATTATAAAGAAAATTCAGTGTCAGGGCAGTACCAAAAGCTAGAGATTGAACGAGAAACATATTTAGAAAGAGCAAGAGATAGTGCAGAACTTACTATTCCTCACTTATACCCACCAAAAGGAAATAATCCTAATACAGAGTATAGTACACCATACCAGTCAGTAGGAAGTAGAGGTGTTATGAATTTAGCATCAAAATTGATGTTGGCTTTATTTCCACCACAAGCACCATTCTTTAGAATTGATGTAGATGAATTAGTCTACAAATCTATTGAAGGTGACCCTCAACAGAAAAAAGTAATTGAACAAGGTTTAGCCAAAATTGAGAAATCAGTTATGGATAACATTGAAGTACAAAACGATAGAGTTGCAGTGTATGAAGCACTAAAACATCTTATTGTTTGTGGAAACTGCTTATTACATTTAACTGATACAGGTTTAAGAACTTTTAGATTAGAAAACTATGTAGTTAAAAGAGACCCACAAGGTCATGTATTAAAAATTATAATTAAAGAAAGTGTCGTTCCTGATACTTTACCACCAAAAATTGCACAAGCCATAGGTAAAGCACAGGATTACCAACAAGATAAAACTTGTGATTTATATACTTGCATTAAAAAAGTAGGCAAGAAATTTATGGTACATCAAGAAGTTAAAGGACATGTACTTTACACAAAAGAATATACAGAAGAAAATCTACCATTTATTGCGTTAAGGTTTAATCGTGTAGATGG